ACGAAGAAGGTATGCGTGAAGACGAAGATGAAGTTGAAGAAGGTGAACGTGAAGAAGGTATGCATGATGACGAAGCTGAAGAAGGTGAACGTGAAGAAGGAATGCATGACGAAGGCGAGCACGATGACGCTGAAGAAGGAATGCATGACGAAGATGAAGAAATGGATGAAGGCAATCTTGACTTAGAAGCTATTATCAAAGAGTTAGAGTCTGAATTAACTGAAGACGAAGACGAAGATGAAGATGCTGAAGAAGGTATGAGAGAATCTGACGACATCGAAGAAGAGTATGAAATCGATGAAGCTGCAATTACTGAAGAAGACGATGAAGATGAACTTGAAGAAGTTGATAAATCATCAGGTATTGGTAAAGGTGACAATAAAGAAGATGATACTGATAAATCATCTGGTGTTGGTGCTGGTGACAATAAACTTTCTGAAGTTAAAGCTGAATTGAAAGAATACAAAGAAGCTGTTTCTTTCTTAAAAGATAAACTTCACGAAGTTAACATCTTAAATGCTAAATTGTTATTTACTAATAAGTTGTTTAAATCTTATTCATTAGATAACAATCAGAAACTTAAAGTGGTTGAAACATTTGACAGAGCTCAAACTACAAGAGAGATTAAACTTGTTTATTCTACACTTGCAGAACAATTTTCTGACAATAATTCAATCGTAACTAAAAAATCAATAAGTGAATCAGCTAGTGCTCCTGTTGCTTCAACTAAACCTTCTAAAGAATCATCAAAAGTGATTACTGAAGAAGTTGAAGTTGCTGACAGGTTTAGAAAACTTGCTGGATTACTTTAATATTAGGAGAATAATATAATGGGAAATTATGTTAATGATGCACTTTTAGGTGCATCTCCTTATAAGAAACAAGCTGATGAATCAAAACATCTCGTTGCAAAATGGGATAAAACTGGTTTATTAGATGGTTTGAATGAGGATTTTAAAAAATCTGGAATGGCTACAATGCTTGAAAATCAAGCAAAACAGTTAATTTCAGAAAACTCTGCAACTGGAGGCTCTACTGGTGGTAGTGCTGCAGCTGCAGGTTCAGAAGAATGGTCAGGTGTGGCTCTTCCATTGGTTCGTAGAATCTTTGGTGAGATTGCAGCACAAGACTTTGTATCAGTCCAACCAATGAATCTACCTTCTGGTCTAGTATTTTACTTAGACTTTAAATATGGTAAAAATGTTGAAGGATATGGTAAAAACTCAAGTGTTCCAGGCGGTAGTGTTGAATCAATGATGGGTAAAACTGGTCCTAGTTCACCTGGTGGACAAGATGACCAAGTTGCTCCTTTTGGTGTTGGTGGTTTATATGGCGAAGGTCGTTATGACTACTCAATCAATCAATCTGTTAAAACAGGCTTACTAGGTAACAATACTTCTGCAACTGTTGCTACAACAGGAACATTTGTAACAAGTTCTGTAACTTACAAAGACATCAACTTTAACCAAGAACATTCTGCTTCTTTAGCAGCAAGTAAATTGACTAAAGTTTCTGTTTTAGGTACTGATTTATCAAACGCTGATTTTAAAGCTGTTAGGTCTTTCAACATCACACAATCAGGTGATGGTGGAACTGCTATGACAGATGGTAACTACAAAGTATTACCTGAGTTCACAACATATGATGGAACAAGTGTTAACTTTATTGTTTCTGCTTCAGGCTTAACTGTATTCGGTAACTTAGGTGCTAACGCAGCTAATGAATTTAATACTGGTTCAATTGAATTTACAGTACAACCAACAGAATCTGATAGAGGTGACTTTGAAGATACTGCAGGTAACGCTACTGCTGATTCATTAGCAATACCTGAAGTTGACTTACAATTAAAGTCTTCTGCAATTGTTGCGAAAACAAGAAAACTGAAAGCTGTATGGTCTCCTGAGTTAGCTCAAGACTTGAATGCTTATCATTCTGTTGACGCTGAAGCTGAATTAACATCTATGTTAAGTGAGTACATTTCAATGGAAATTGATTTAGAAATCTTAGATATGTTAGTATCAGATGCAGCAACAACTGATTTCTGGTCTGCAACTCCTGGTGAGGACTATGATGGTTCAGGTACTGGTGAGGCTAATTGGAACATTACAACATTCTATGGAACAAGATATGAATGGTATCAAACTCTATTGGGTAAAATCCAAAAGGTTTCTAACGAAATCCAAAGATTAACTCTAAGAGGTGGTGCTAACTTCGTAGTTGTTTCTCCGACTGTTGCAACAATCTTAGAATCAATACCTGGATACTCAGTATCTACAGATGGGAATAAAACTCAGTTCGCAGCTGGTGTTCAAGTTGCAGGAAGTCTACAAAATAGATTTACTGTTTACAAGAACCCATATATGACTGAAAATACTGTACTTGTTGGTTTCAGAGGAAGTAATTTCTTAGAAACTGGTGCTGTATATTCTCCATATGTACCACTAATTATGACTCCATTAGTATACGACCCAAGTGATTTCACTCCAAGAAAAGGTGTGATGACACGATATGCTAAGAAAATGATTAGACCTGAGTTCTATGGTAAAATACATTGTAAAGACTTAAACTTAGTATAAGTTAATTAATTCTTTACTAACCTCTTAATATAAGGAGGTTAAATTAGTTGAAAAGCCCCCTTTTATTTAGGGGGTTTTTCATTTATATTTGATATTTATATATGAATTATAGAATATAATTTACTAGCCTAAGTAGTCACTAAACAAGGTTAGTATAAAAAAATTAAACAATCCTGAGAGTAGTGACTCAACATTAGGAGAAATAAAAATGGCAAAAAGAGTAGGAAAATATAAAGTAACGAAAAGAGAAGAGTCAGTTACTCTACTTGATGGTGGAACGATAGATGGTGTTTTAACACGAAGAACACCTGAAACTATCATAGATTGGAATTACATAGAGTGTCCAACTCCAACAGTTTCACTTCATTCAGGTGCAGGTGGGGCTCAAGGTGTATTAGCTGATGGTGAATTATTCAGTATGATTTTCGGTGGAAAAAATGGTCAAACAACCGCTTGTCAAGTAAGTCATGTTGGTGCATACACAGCAGCAGGAAGTGGATATTTTGTAGAAGGTACAATTCCAGCTGTTGATGCGAATGGAACTGTAGCAGGTTTAAACCTTCAAGGTGATGCTGCTACTGCAGATAACACAGGTATAGAAATGATAATTGGTGGTACACAATTTGGTGGATATGCCGCTTGTACAATTGGAACTCACGCAATGGTTTTTGATGCAACATTTAATAGTGTAGACTTTACTGACCAAGATGCGGTTACAATCGGATTTAGAAAAATAGAGGAATTCGAAGTAGGTCATGGTGCTGTTTTAGCAGCTGCAACTGGAGACCCATTGTATACTGATTTCGTAGCATTTGGTGTTCAGTCACCAGATGATGTTCAAATCGCAACAGCGTTAAACGATGGTGCTAGAACTTATACTGATACAACTGAAGCTACAGCTGCAAGTGGTAACCATAGATTCAAGGTTAATGTATCAAAGACTGGTGTTGTAACATACGAACATGTCGGTGCTTCTGTGTTCGGAGCTGGAACATTAGCTGCTCCAGCAACTACAGCTGCTTACACTTTCGATGATGGTGATGTGGTAGTACCTTACTTGGTTATCCAAAATACTAACCAAGATTCTGCGATACATTTAAAAAGTATCAAAGTTACTCGTACTCCTGGAATCAGCTATGTTGATTAATTAACTAAACCTTAAAATAATAACTTAAAAGGGTGTGATTTTTATCTCACCCTTTTTTGTTTTAATTGATATTTATATATGAAGAATTATACCTATTTTGGAGAAATAAATGTCAAAATTTAATTTTATATATGAAGACCCAACATCAGCTTTACAAGTTACTGGTTCAACGCCACATGGAATATATGATACAGATTCAGAATTTCAAACCGATAGTTTAACAGTTTGTAAATATGTAGCTAGAAAACTCGGACATCCAGTTATGCAATTGGAGTTCAATAGTGGTTCAATGTATGCTTGTTTCGAAGAAGCAGTATCAGAATACTCACAACAAATAAATCATTACAATACAAAAAATTGGATGTGGGAGCATTATGGAAATACTGCAACTGAGACTGGAATGAGTTCAACAGGTTCACATCAAGCTGAAACTCCAAATGGTGGAATGTCCTTATTCACTTTATCAGAACAATACGGACAAGCTGTAAATCTTGGTGGAAATGCTACAATGTTTACAGGTTCAATAACTTTAACGGGTTCTCAACAAGTTTATGATTTAACAAATGAGGGTAATTTTGAATCATCTGTTACAGGAACTGATAGATTAGAAATACAAAGAGTATTTAATCACGGACCAGCTGCTATATCTAAATTCTATGACCCATTTGCTGGAACTTATGATAACATAGAAATGTTAGATGCATTTGGATTTGGTAATGTATCTCCAGCTGTTTCTTATATAATGAGACCAATATCATATGATTTAGCTAGAGCAAATGCAATTGAAACAAATGATTTGATTAGAAAATCTGCGTATTCATTTGAATTAATAAATAATAAAATCAGAATATTTCCAAGGCCTGAAGAGGCTGATGCTGGAAATAAAATACATTTTCAATATTTTAAAAGAGATGAAAGAATTGATGTAACTCAATCATATACAAGTAATAAAGTATCTGACCCATCCAATATACCATATAAATTTATTACATATAATGGAATAAATTCAATGGGTAGAAATTGGATTAGAAAATATACAATAGCATTGTCAAAAGAATTATTAGGAATCATTAGAAGTAAATATGCTTCATTACCATTACCAAATGGTGAAGTATCTATGGATGGTGAGGCTTTAAAAGCTGAGGGTAGAGAAGAAAAAGCAAATCTATTAGAAGAATTGAGTTTATTCTTAGAGGCTGTTGGTAAAAAAGAACAAGCAATTACAGAACAAGAAGTTGCAAATGCTCAACAAGAGGTATTGAATAAAGCTCCATTAAAAATATACATAGGATAAATAAATGTCACAAACAAAACCATTTTTTATACCACAAAAAGAATTTGATTTAATTAATCAAATGAATGAAGAATTAATTGACGAGATAGTTGGTCAATCAGTTGATATTTATAAAGTAAATGTTGAAAGAACAGAAGACAATGTATATGGTGAATCAACAGCTAAATATTATGATATTGGATTTAGAGTTAATTGTTTAATTAATTATAATGAACCAGAAGTAATTCAAGATGAGTTTGGTTCTGATACTAATTCAAGTATAGAGATGTTTTTTCAAAGAGAAAATTTATCAAGTGGTTCATTAAATTTCTATCCTGAAACTGGTGACATTGTGGATTGGAATGATTACTATTGGGAAATCAATGGAACAACAGAACCACAATTATTTGGTGGACATCCAAACTTTAAACACAACATTGTAGCTACTGCTCATCGTTCAAGATTATCATCACTACAAATTGAAGAAAGACCAAGATAATGGCTGTTCAACAAATCACACACAAAAAAATTACGAAGTTTGATACTTCTAATCCTAATTATCAAGAAAAATCTAAACCTAAAGAAGAAGTTAGTGGTAATGTACAAGAGGATGAAGATGTGTATGGAGAAAGAAAACATACTTATACACCTGAACCTAATGGTAACTTACAAATGGAACAAATGATGGGTAAGTTGATGAATAAATTAGACAACTTTGATTCACCAAGTCAAACAGGTACAAAAGCCATTGAAGTAGATATTAAAAAAGAAATTGCAATTGGTAAAGCTGATATGAGTAGTATTAAATCAGAAGAATTTAAAGGTAAGGTTAAAACCAAAAAAGACAAACTGAAAGCATTGAGAAGACGAAATGGCCGTTAACAAGATTACAAATAAACAAGTTGTAAATACAGAGTTGGTTAATAGAGCTAATGAGGTATCTACTAAAGGAACAACTGTTCGTGGTAATAGAGAAACTACTTTTGTACCAGGTAATAATTTTTCTGAAAATTATTCAATAACTTTAAAAGATGTTGATACTGCAGTGTTGAATCATGTTAAAAATGTAATGAAACCGAGAGTTAAAGAAGCAAATGAAACTTTAAAAATACCTGTTTATTATGGTAATGAAGAAAGATGGAAAGCAGTTAGAAAAAGAGGTATATTGAGAGATAAGAACAATGTATTAATACTTCCATTAATAATGTTAAGAAGAACAGAAGTTTCAAGAAATGATTTATCAGGACAATCATTTCCACACGACATCAAAAAACAACATGTTGATGTGGTAAGAAGTTCAAGGTGGAGTAAAGAAAATCAATATGATAGATTTTCAGTTCAACAAGGTGTTCAACCTGTATTTGAAAATGTGGTTACTGGAATGCCAAACTATTCTGATGTAAATTATGAATTTGTACTATGGACAAATTTTATTGAACAAATGAATCCATTAGTGGAATCTTTTGTAGACCAATCACATACATATTGGGGTGATGGAACTGATAACAAGTTTTTATGTACAATTGATAGTGTATCAGATGCTTCAGAAATGAATCAAGATGGTGAAAGATTTATAAAATCTACATTTAGTGTAACCACAAAAGCTTATTTATTACCAGAATACTTAAATTCAGTAATTACTAACAAAGTATCAAATGTAAAAAAATTCACAACACCATCACGAGTTACCTTTTCACAAGAAGGTGATGCTACCAATGAACAAGTAGGAAAATAATTTACTCGTTTCAAATTTTTATATATATTTATATATAGTTATATAACAAATCACAATGGAGGTTATAAATGCCAAAAGAAGTAAAATTCACAGAAGAAGAACTTACACAAGTTCAAAACATACAAAAAAGTTATGCAACTGTTCAAAATCAATTTGGACAATTAAAAATGGCTCAAATCAGATTAGATGAACAAGAAGTTGAATTAGAAGAATCTTTAAAATCAATTCAAGATGATGAAAAGAAATTTCTTGATGGAATTACTGAAAAATATGGTGAAGGAACTCTGAATCCTGAAACAGGTGTATTTACACCAACTAAATCATAATAAACAAAAATAAATTATCGTTTGAGAATTTAATCATATATTTATATATGAATAATACTAATGCGCAAAATAGTATATTTACCTCAAAAAATTAAAAGTTAACTTAGGAGAAATTCAATGGCCGAAAAAATAATTTCACCTGGTGTATTTACAAATGAAATAGACCAGACATTTTTACCCTCCGCTGTAGCTGATATTGGAGCTGCTCTTGTTGGACCAACCCTTAAAGGTCCTGCAGGAATCCCAACCATCGTAACATCATTTTCTGATTACCAAGCAAAATTTGGAGATGTTGTCACAAGTGGTTCGGATAAAGTCCAATTCTTAACATCACATACAGCTGAACAATATTTACAAAATTCAGATACATTAACTGTCGTTAGGGTAATGGCGGATGGAACTGGTGCAGTCGCACCTGCAACCGCTATACTTGGAAGTACTGGTAGTACAACACCAGCCACACAGGCGACTGGTTCTCACCTTATACTTCCAATAGGGGCTCGAACAGCTGGATTTTTAACTAGTTTTGGTGATTTAGTTGAAATCACTGTTGGTTCAACAGAATTTAGATTTATAGCTGTAGACCCAACCGCAATACCAGTTGATTCTAGTCCAGTGTTCTTTTTCTCAACTGGTTCTGTTACAGGTTCTACAACTGAAACATTAGGTGGTGGAACTTTTGCAGGTGGAGCACACAATTTAATAGAAAAAGTTAATGCAGCTGATATTGGTGTATCGATGAGTTTCGCTCAAACAGCTACACATGGTGTTTTAGCTTATACTGCATCTGCTGCTGGAATTGGTGGAAATAGAATTACTGTTGATACTGGTTCAGGTGGTTCATTAGGTAATGCTAGGTTTGGTAACACAAATGCAGGAACTAACTCTTTCTTAGTAGGTGGTACAAACGCT